CATCGTCAAACGCCAGGCGCTTGACCGCATCATGATCGGCTTCAACGGCGTGAAGCGCGCCAAAACCTCTAACCGTGGCGAGAACGTCCTGCTGCAGGACGTGAACAAGGGCTGGCTGCAGAAAATCCGCGAAGATGCGCCGGACAACGTGCTGGGCACGAAAACGGCAGAGGACGGCACCGTGACCGTCGAACCGGTGAAAGTGGGTAAGGGCGGTCTGTACGCCAACCTCGACGCGCTGGTGATGGATGCGGTCAACGAGCTTATCGACCCGATTTTCCAGGACGATGACGAGCTGGTTGTGGTCTGTGGCCGCGAGCTGTTATCCGACAAGTATTTCCCGCTGGTCAACAAGGAGCAGGAGAACAGCGAGAAAATCGCCGCCGATCTGATCATCAGTCAGAAACGCATGGGCGGCCTGCAGGCCGTGCGCGCGCCGTATTTCCCGGCGAACGCCGTGCTGATCACCCGCCTGGATAACCTGTCCATCTACTGGCAGGAACAGACCCGCCGCCGCTCGGTTATCGACAACCCGAAACGTGACCGCATTGAAAACTTCGAATCGGTGAACGAGGCCTACGTGGTTGAAGACTACCGCTGCGCCGCACTTGTGGAAAACATCGAAATCGGTGATTTCAGCGCGCCTGCCGCACCGGACGCCGGGGAGTAACGCATGAGCCTGAGTCCCGCACGGCAGCACCGCCTGCGCATTCAGGCTGAGCAGGCCGCCCGCGAGGGCGGCAGTGTTCGCCATGCCTCGGGCTATGACCTGATGCTGCTCCAGCTGGCCGAAGATCGCCGCCGCCTCAAGGGCATCCAGTCGACGGTAAAAAAGGCGCAAATCAAGGTGGAGCTGCTGCCGAAATATTCCGCTTGGGCGGATGGTGTGCTGGCGGCAGAAGGTGCTCAGCAGGATGACGTCCTGATGTACGTGATGCTGTGGCGTATTGATGCCGGAGATTATGCCGGTGCGCTGGAAATCGGGCGTCATGCCCTGCGCCATGGCTGGGTGATGCCACTGGGGAACCGCAACGTGCAGACCGTCCTGGCCGAGGAAATGGCAGACGCGGCGCAAAGTGCGGTGCTCGCGGCGGCTCCTTTCGACGCTGACCTGCTGCTTCATGCGCTGGACCTGACCGCCGGGCAGGATATGCCGGACCAGTCACGGGCGCGCCTGCACAAGGCCATCGGCGCGGTGCTGAGAGAAAACAATCCGGCATCGGCCCTAAATCACCTCACTCATGCGCTCCAGCTGGATTCCCGCTGCGGTGTGAAGAAAGACAAAGAGCGGCTGGAGCGCAGACTGCGCAACGACCGCTGACGGAACGTGCCCCGCGCACGGGCGGCACTGGATGGCGACAGGCATGGCCTCATCAAAATCCCGTCCACCGCCCACTAATTCAGGAGAACACCGCATGAAGTTTGTTGCGCCCGAACCGGCACCGGAACAGGCGGAGGTCATCAAAAACACGCAGTTCTGGCCGGATGTGGACCTGTCGGAATTTCGCAGCGTGATGCGCACTGACGGCACGGTGACGCAGCCGCGCTTAAAGCAGGTGCTGCTCACCGCTATTTCCGAAGTGAACGCAGAGCTGTTCGATTTCCGTAACCGCCAGCGAACGCTGGGCTTTCAGGCGCTGGCGGACGTGCCGTCGGACGTGCTCGACGGCAAAAGTGAGCGTATTCAGCACTACCACAACGCCGTCTATTGCTGGGCGCGCGCCGTGCTTAATGAGCGTTATCAGGACTATGACGCAACGGCGTCCGGGGTGAAACGCGGGGAAGAGCTGGCAGAGGCCAGCGGCGACCTGTGGCGCGATGCCCGTTGGGCCATCAGCCGGGTGCAGGATGCGCCGCACTGCACGGTGGAGCTTATCTGATGAAAGTGCGTGCGCACCAGTATGACACGGTGGACGCGCTGTGCTGGCGTCACTACGGGCGCACGCAGGGTGTCACGGAGCAGGTACTACGTGCCAATCCGGGGCTGGCTGAATATGGCCCCTTTTTACCGCACGGGCTGCAGGTGGAGCTGCCGGATATTACGACAGCGACCACCGCGCAGACCGTCCAGCTATGGGACTGAATGATGACGCTTGAACGACTCAGCGCCTTTATCACTTACTGCATCGCCGTGCTGCTGGCCTGGCTGGGCGACCTGTCGCTCAAGGATGCGTCCACGGTCGGTGGCGTGCTGATTGGTGTGCTGATGCTGGCGATCAACTGGTACTACAAACACCAGTCTTTCAAACTGCTGCGCGGCGGCAAAATCTCGCGGGGGGAGTATGAATCCTTCAATCGTTAAGCGCTGCCTGGTCGGAACGGTGCTGGCTATCGCCGCCACGCTGCCCGGTTTCCAGTCGCTGCACACTTCCGTGGAGGGGCTGCAACTGATTGCCGATTACGAAGGATGCCGCCTGCAGCCGTATCAGTGCAGCGCGGGCGTCTGGACCGACGGGATCGGCAACACGTCCGGCGTGACGCCCGGCAAAACCATTACCGAACGGCAGGCAGCGCAGGGACTTATTACTAACGTGCTGCAGGTGGAGCGGGCGCTGGAGAAGTGCGTGGTACCGACTATGCCGCAAAAGGTGTATGACGCGGCGGTGTCATTTGCCTTCAACGTCGGGACGGGTAATGCCTGCAGCTCCACGCTGGTGAAACTGCTTAATCAAAAGCGCTGGGCAGATGCCTGCCGTCAGCTGCCGCGCTGGGTGTACGTCAAAGGCGTGTTTAATCAGGGACTGGATAACCGCCGTGCGCGGGAAATGGCATGGTGCGTGAAAGGGGCAGGGTTATGACGCGTGCGCTGGCGGTCATGCTCGCGCTGGTCGTGGCGGCGCTGGTCTGGCAGTCGTGGCGGCTGAACAATGCCCGCCACGCCATCGAAGCGCAGAGTGAAGCGCTGGAAACCAAAACGCAGGCACTGGCGAAGAAAAACAGCCAGCTGATCGGCCTGTCCATTCTGACCGAAACCAACAGCCGGGAGCAGATGCGGCTTTATGCGGCAGCCGAGCAAACCGCCGCGCTGCTGCGTAACCGCCAGCACCGGATAGAGGAGTTAAAACGTGAAAACGAAGATTTACGCCGCTGGGCTGACACTCCTTTGCCTGCTGACATTATCCGGCTGCGGGAGCATCCAGCCCTCGCCGGAGGTGCAGCTTACCGTGAATGGCTGTCCCAGAGTGACGCCGTGCAGCCTGGACCGGTCAGCGCCGCGCACTAACGGCGACCTGAACGCCATGCTGGATGAAACCGAGGCCGCATGGGCGGTCTGTGCCGACAAAGTGGACACGATAGTGGCGTGTCAGGAGCGAAACAGTGAACAAGCCGCAGTCCTTACGCAGCGCCCTGAATAAGGCGGTGCCCTATGTCCGCGATAACCCGGACAAGCTGCATCTGTTTGTGGATAACGGCTCCCTGGTGGCAACCGGCGCACGATCCATGTCTTGGGAATACCGCTACACCCTCAACGTGGTAATTGAGGATTTCAGCGGCGACCAGAACCTGCTGATGGCCCCGGTGCTGCTGTGGCTGAAAGCCAATCAGACGGATGCCATCAACAACCCGCAGCTACGCGAAAAGCTGTTCACCTTTGAGGTGGATATTCTGCGCAACGATGTGTGTGATATCAGCATGAACCTGCAGCTGACGGAGCGTGTGCTGGTCAGCACCGACGGCGGGATCTCGACGGTTGAGGCTGAGCCAGAACCCGACGAACCAGAAGAAATGTGGACGGTGAAACGTGGATAATCTGCATAAGGTAGATGAGTGGCTGGCGGCCCTGCTGGCAAATTTGGAGCCTGCTGCCCGTCAGCGCATGATGCGGGAACTGGCGCAGGAGTTGCGCAGGAATCAACAGCAGAACATCCGACTGCAGCGGAACCCTGACGGCAGCGGATACGAGCCGCGAAAGGTCACTGCCCGGACGAAAAAGGGGCGCATTAAGCGGCAGATGTTCTCGAAACTGCGTACCGCGAAATTCCTGAAAACTGCAGCCAGCGCGGAGTCAGCCAGCGTGCAGTTTGAGGGGAAGGTGCAGCGCATTGCGCGAGTGCATCACTATGGTTTACGTGATTATGTGTATCGCAACGGACCGAAGGTACGCTACCGAGAGCGAAAATTACTAGGAATAAATCATAATTCCACAGATGTGATACAAAGCATGTTATTTACTTGGTTGTCTAAAAAATAAGCGCATTTCCTCTTGATGAATGATTGACAAGAGAAATTCGCTGATAGATGATTTAATAAGCTTTTAATTGACTGAGTTAGTTATTGTGAAAGATCTTATCCTAGTGCTGCAAGTTGTACTAACATGGCCTACAGCATTTATTTTTGCTTTATGTATATTATATCGCCCAATAACTCTTTTGCTAAAAAGAATAGTCGAAAGCAATACAGCGAAAGCAAAGCTAGGTTTTGTAGAACTCGAACTCGGTGAGTTGGCTAAAAGAGGAAAGAATGCTGTAGATACTTTTAATGAGTTATCAATTACAATGGCAAAAACCAGACAGTTAGAGCTGGAGATTACTAAAGAAAATTTTTCTCATTCTTTTTCCTCAAGTCAGCAAGTTAAATTAAATGGTTTAATGCTGGAATTGGAAAGGAAAATAACTCACCTTGAAGGGCAGATAGATGAAAATTTATCTATTGAAAAATAAGATTGTCATATCTTTTTCACCTGTTATTTCTGTGGCGATAAAAGTCTACGTTCGAGATGGGCAGGTTTTGTCTGATATCTTTCATGAAAGGAATGTTCAAAAAGGTGAGGTTGATTGTGGAATACCTCTTTTCAATAGCGATGTGATGGGTAATGATGCAGTGGAGCATCTACTTCATATGTTGACTCTCAATGAGAGTGATAATTTTGATAAAATCATACAGTATAATGATGCTCAAATTGAAATATATAATTCTATAAATGCAAGCAAATCTCTTAGTGAGCTTTTTTCAGATTGTGGTAATCTTGCGTGGGGGATAATTTTAAATAATTACTACGGATACAATTTCCATACGGTTGAATATTTGGCGAGGATGAAAAGAAGAGCCCTTTTTTCTGTCTTGGCTGAAACCCCGCCTAAAGAAAAAATAATAAATTTATTAAAAAAGACTTCAATGCTTCATGGGCGTAGATATGAGTTTATATTGTTATCAAGATGTTTGAAAGATAATGATATCATAGAGGCTTATAAGCATAAGCAATCAGTTACTTTGCAAGAGTTATATTTGGCGTATTATTATCGCGCATTGTCTGGAACGACTCTTTTGAGTAACATTTGTCGCGATAAAAAGGATTTTTTGAGAGAGTATCGAGTTGGGATGCTGTCACTTGTCAAATTAGTGAAAGATAGTATTCGTATCGGAGAGAATATTGGAATTAAAAAGTCTTATGACATTGTTATGGGCTGTGATGGCCGTGACGATGTTAAATCCTTACACGATAAATGGTCGCAAAGGTTAAGGGAGACGACGAAATATTTAAGAGATGATGTCCATTTTGAAGAACCAAGTTTAATGGTTTCAGAGGGGATTGAATTCATCAACTCCATTAATAAACTTATCACTGAAGGTAAGGAAATGGAGCATTGTTTGGCCTCATATAAGATTAAAGCGCTGAATGGTGAAAGCTATGTGTATAAAGTTAGAACCCATTGGAACGAACGCGTGACAGTGGAGCTAGGACTTTCAAATGGAATTTATATCCTAAAGCAAGCTAAAGGTTTTCGGAATGCAGAACCAAGTAACTTGGCTTTAAACTATGTTCACACTTGGTTGGAAACGGAAAATAAAAAGTTAAAGAGATTATTACAAGAATACGAGCATAATTTGCACAACGCTATGAGTGCATGAATGGTTGAATTGTACCATCGCCCCCACAAGTTCCTTCTTTTTAATTACCCAAAGTATTCATTCACTCTATGTGTATGAATACACA